ACGATTTACTTTATTCCACTCTCTCACCTGTTTTAGAACTTCATTAGCCTTAGATTGGTTCTTTGAAAGTTTTGCTTTAACATAAGCAGTTTGAAATTCTCTGCGTATATCTGCTGTGTAATCACCTACCCTCTTGCCAATCCTAACTACTCTGTTTTCTCGAGTAGCGACAGTAGGATAAAAACCAAGTGTCCTTGTCAAAATTGTTTTCATAGTCATATCTCTTGACACAACTTTTCCTTTTGCGTTCGTTACCACTCCATCCCTAGTATAGGCGTAAGCATCCGCAAATGCTCTTAATGCAGCAATAGGTGACTCTCGTGCAATATCGTTTAAAGTGGTGACATCTGGTCTAATACCTAATA